TAGTCACGCTGTCAATATATTTTTATTTATTATTTTTAGAATAGGGCAAGCAAATGCCATGCCAATTTTATTTTTCATGTGTTGCCATGACATATCAACATATCAAGATATGAAGATATGTTTACTGAATATTCAATATTCAGACAACATATCAACATATTGAAATATGTGAATATGTTCACTGAATATCGTTATATCGTTATACAACGATGATTCCTGGCAATCGGTTTTTCGATTCGCGCCGGCTAATTCCTGCAATGCGATTCCCCTTTTCCGTTCATCGCCACAAATAGCGATTCACCCCATTTTCACCCCATATCATCACACCACCCGATTCAAACAAAGCGATCCTGAGCCAACGTAGCGCAAAGATTATTGCAAGTTGGTTACATTATAGCCCATTCGTTACTGAGATTGATAACATCACATAATCACATAGCGTCGATAGTCGGTGCAATGTGTGTCTCAATAAGCTTGTCCATCATCGCCAATCAATCAACCATCATGCCATCGACTCGCATCAATCCAGATCATATAATATATGTCACACTGTCATCGTCCATCATTGGCAAGGCTGCACGCTGGCAGGCATGGCCATGGCTCTAAGGAATCTCTTATTTTCTGTGAGGAACGAGGCCACCGCCCCTCTACCCCACCATGCCCAACTCGCGCGATCCCAATGCGGAAAACCCCTCTCTCCATAAAAACTCGTTTTTTTGACTATACGCATCTTTATCTCCCTATGATAAGTCTTATGTTAAAGTCTTATGTTATCCTAAAGTCTTATGGTAGGTCTTATGTGCTGCTCATGTGCAATTATCGTTAACGATAATGAGAGTTCCCGTTTTATGTGATTACGGGAATGGTTTTAACTTTTACCAGACCAAGCCCTGCCAAGGGTTTTAATCCGCCACAATACCACGTTATTGCTCTCAAAATTATTCTTTGGTTATGATCTCTATAATGAAGCAGGCTACTATGATAGACCATGCTAATATTAGGGCTAAGATTTCGTCTGTCATAATTGGATTAGTGTGACTCCCATTTTTTCTGCTATCTCTAAGGCTATGGGATCGGTTTTGTAGATTTCTTTGTAGAGAACTCTCTTTATCTTATAGGCGGCTATGGTCTTTAGGCAGTCTCTACATGGGAGTAGGGTGGATACCAGTGTCTTCCCCTCGCCGGGTTGGGTATATCTGAGTGCGTTCTGTTCTGCGTGTATTACAAACTTTGATCTCTCTTCTCTTGATGACCAGTCTTCTTCTTGGCCTTGAGGGAATCCATTATATCCCACTGAGGCTATGGAGTGGTCTTCTCTGAGAACTACTGCACCGACTTTATGCCACGGGTCTTTTGACTTCTTAGCTACTACTTCAGCTATACTCATTGCGTATTCGTCCCAGTTCACGATAGTAGTTTTTCTATTTTACGAATGAGTTCTATAGATGGTTTCCTTGCACCACGTTCAATGTCACAATAGAATCCTATGCTTATATCCAGTGATTCACACAGTTTCTTGATTGTTATCTTTTTTTCTTTTCTGCCTTTTTTCATTTGCTCTCCAAATACTGGTAGAATTTGGATAATATTTTGCTTTAAATATTCTATCTCAAGTTGAGTTGATACTAATTCGTTAAAAATATTCATAGGTTATCGTTTACGATAGTTTGGAGAATTGAAGTTCATCTAACATATCTGATGGGTCTTGATCGCCATTTGCCATAACTTCAATCCATCTTGCAGGGTTAATGGTTGCAGTGTGCATCCATCCTTGCATAGACATCTGAGATTCTTTTCCGCGAATTTCATCTGCCGTGTAGCACTTTATCTTTCCTTCTTTGGCATAGATAAAAAGGAATTGTGGTATCATAGGTTTAGTAACATCTTTTTTGCCCATGTAGGCGTGTCTTCATCTACTTTGATTGTCCACTCTCCAGTAACTGCTTTGGTCATGGATAGTGCTTTAATTACTTTCTTAAAATTAACTTGTTTGGAATCTACAATTACTTCTTTGGTTGAGAACCTTTCCCCACAGGCACAAAGCCTCCTTCTTACTACATTGCCATCTTTCTTTCTGCTGTTGATGACCTCTGTAGGTGACTCACATTTAGGACAGATCATTTAGTTTTTAGTTTGCCAGTAAGCGTGTATTGTTTCATTCCACGTTTTTTGAAAAAGTCTTCACAGGCTTTAGTTATCTGCTTTGAGTTAAGTGGATACTTCCATCCTACTCTGGCATCGTCTTGGTCAACATTACCTTCTGTGTCTTTGCCGTTGATTTTCATTTCATTGACTTGCTGCCACGGCAACGCCACTTCTTACGACTTAAGTTATTTGGTGAATTAGGATCACTTTTCCAGTCTCCTTTAATCTTAGCTGAACGAGCGCAATACGAATTTCCTTTGGCCGATCCCGGACTAATCGTAGCTCCTTTCTGACCATACTTCACAGTCTTAGTCCTACCAGTCTTGGCGTTCTTGACTACCTTTGTGAATCTCTTTTCCATAGTTATATCAAGTTTAGCGAGTTTATCGTATAACCCACTATTTCTTCTTTGCTGTTTTAGCTGATTGTTTAAATGCCTTTGCAGTTGGCGCGCCTTTGCTTCCAACCTTCCGCATCTTCTCACCACTACCTGCGGCAATGCGTTTGCGTTTAGCATTAATATTGGAGTAGAGTCCGGTTTTCATTTTTTCTTTTTAACTCCGGCTGAGCGCAATGCAATCGCAACCGCTTGGGAACGACTCTTAGCGAGCGGTGCTTTCTTCGGGCCTTTAGGATTAACGCCTGCATGGAGAGTTCCACGCTTGTATTCGCCCATGATCTTAGCCACTTTCGCGGCCTTACCTACTTTTGTTGTTGGTTTTTTCATAATGATTCCATTCCATCTCTAAGAAGTTTAAAAAATGTGTCGGCAGGGATTGTGACCTTCCAGTTCTTATTGTTTTTTTTATGAGCCACCGCCCATGAGATTCCATTAGCATCCCGCTCTGCTTGTTCGCAAGCCTTATCTAAATTTAAGTTCTGAACGCACTTTACTTCAAAGTGGAGTTTACCTTTCAGTTCCTCACAAACTACGTCTGGCGAGTCTTGTCCACCTGCGAATTGCTGTCCTCGTTTAGCAGTGTAACCTTGAGCGCGAAGTTCATCACGCCAAAGTCTTTCACCCCTTGCTCCTTTAGCTCTTGAGTTTATCATAGTGTTTCGTTTTTGATTACGTCTAAAATTATTTTTAGTTTGCGAAGTTCTTCCAACGCATCGTCACGCTCTTTGCACAGTTTATTAACTTCCAGCATATTTTCCATTACAAGCGTATCGTATTTCGCCCTCGCCTCGTTGCGTTCAAGTTCTATTTGGACTCGCTCGTTGTAAGATATTTTAAATGCTTCCCTCGCCTCGTCGCGCTCTTGTGTTATGTCCATTAGCTTGCATTGAGTCTCAACTAATTCTTGGTGAGTTTGATGATGCCATTTCATTTCGTTGTCACGCTCGCGCTCCAATCTACGGCAAGTTTCACGCAGCACTGGACACCAGTCTCCTCCTGATGCAATGGTTGCTTTATCTGTCTCTGGCGTGTCATTCATGGGAGCATCCTATCTATATCTTGTATCTGTGTCAATACTTTTGTTTCACAGAAATACTGGTTTATGATTTTTACTCCTTCGTTATGGTAGTTTTCTGCTATGCAATATCTTTCTTTGTCTTGAGCCTCCCAGATTGCGTTAGCCGCCTCCAAATACTTTAAACCTTTCGCGTATGCTTGGTCAGTTGTCATTAGTATACCTCCTCAAGTCTTGAGATGTCTCCACGCATGATAATATCTGTGGAATAGTTCCTTGCACCCCGGCGGTTCTTCTTGATTGTCAGTTTACTTTTGTCTCCCTTATGTTCGATATACACTACTTGATCAGAGTGCATTCCAATTGCCCGTGATTCGCGTAATCTTCCATCGTCGTTTAGCTGGGAAGCTGTCAGCATGATAGAATTATTCTTCAGTGCAGTCACTTTCAACCTTCTCGCTATTTCACTAATCTGTCCTTCTCTACTATCTGATCCTTCGCAGGCTATAATTTGTAAATAATCTACAACAATTACATCTGCCCGTTTTTCACCAACGTATCGGTTGATATTGGCCTCAATCTCGTCAATTTCTGATACTCCATCCACGATTTCAATGGGTAACTGGTGTAATTTCAACAATGCGGCACTGATTTTGGCGAGTTCGCTCTGATTTGCGTTCTTATAATCCTCTGGTTCACGCACTGCATACCCTGCAATGTTGCAAGCCATGCGGGTTAGGATGTCTTTTGCCTTCATTTCGAGGCTGAAGAAGAGAACTGACTTGCCTTCCTCAAGATTTGCGAGTGCAGCTTGGACGAGATAAATGGATTTTCCTCCGCCTGTCTCTGAAGCCACTGTCATCATCTCTCCTTTGTGCATTCCACCCTTGAGCGCACGATCTACTTTGAGTAATCCAGTAGGAAAGAATTCCTTTACAGCTTTCCCTTCCATCTCATCAATGATTTCGATGATTAAATCTTTGACTGGTTTTACTTTTACTGTCCGATCCTCGGCGCACTTCATTATCGTTTCCGATAATTCCTTTAAATCTGCCCTGCCTGCGCGGAGGCTTACTTCTTCCTTCTCAATTAGGCTTATAACATCACGATAACCCTTCGTGCGGTGTAGATGCTTCCGGTAATCATCTGCCATATCTTGGCAAACTTTACCAGAAGCCACTTTCATCGTGCTTAAGATTTCGTGAATTGCATTCTCACCACCCGCCGCTTCCAGTTGTCCTGTCGCTTCTAACTCAGCGATGGCAGAAAACGGGCAGCAAACCCCTGTCCGCTGGTGAACCCCTTGGAGCGCATTAAAAACGATCCTGTGGGCTGGTATGGCGAAGTAATCGCTATCCCATGTTTGTTGGGAGAGGATATTCCTGTCGATTGCGATAAGCGACAACACTGCCGCTTCGCTCTTTTGTGCTATTGGGACTTTTTTCATTAGAATGAATTGTTGTTATGGAATTTGTCTGGGTTGATTATATTTTTTGAGCGGATGACCCAATTAGCGAGAAAGCCCCTCGTATATTTTCTGTCTGGATGTGATAGCAACCAAGTCTGTGCATCTTTCGCTTCACGCTCCACGTCCTTGTCTGGGTTGAGACGCTGGAGTTCAGCAATAAATTTTTCGTCAACAATCTTGGGGGGGGATTTTTTTCGTGCGGCGGTTGTTTTTGCGTTAGCCTCGGTGGGGGGGTCGTTACGTTGAGCGGTAGCGAAACTTTCTTTGGCGTTAGCCGTATTTTCAGTCGGGAATAGATTTGGTTGGTTTAGCTCAACTGAGGAATGTGAGGCCACTGCCGAACTTTCCCTTGATGGTTCTATTTTCGGTTCATTATTATGGTTCATTATAGATGGTATGAACTGGTTCATAGGGTGGATGGTATGAACTGGGTTAGGGGGGGATGGTATGAACTGATTCATACCATCACTTGTCCTGCGCTTGCTTTTGGGTATAGCCAAATAGATCACATCCTTCGTCAATTCATCATCGCCAACCTTGTTCAAATTGAGCTTATAGGTATTCGATGATCGCCGCCCAACTGGGCTGAATCGCTCTTCAGATTCAACCAATCCAATCTTTTCAAAAGCATGAAGAAACTTCCTTGTCGTCTCCTCTGAGATATTCGCTTTCTTGGCAATCGTTTTAATTGACGGGAAGCATACTCCCTCATCACTGCAAGTATCAGCTAAAGACAAAAGAACCAACCTTGCGTTACCTTGAGTCTTACTACGCTCAAAGACCTCTGACATTATTCTTACACTCATTTTAAAAAAGGCGACCCCTTGTGACACTGGAAAAGTGCGGCAACAGACGCGAAGGAGTGGCAATGCCACAAGGGATCATATATTGTTTTGTTAATTTACTGACTTTTCATTCACTTCGGCTCCTACCCCGAAGGTGCAATTTCTCGCACGACTGAAAACTACTACAGGTTGTATTCCATGTCAAGCATCTTTTTTTATCGGTAACGATAATTATTCTATATCGACAATATCAATGTCACCCTGCGACCAAGCATACATTCTCTCGTTAATCAAATCCCAAAGTTCTTCTGCGTCTTCTTCGCTTTCTAATTTGAAAATAGCCCGGCGTTCAGCCATACCTTCTGGTGCAATGACAATATCAGACTTGTGAACGATAGTTCCTGCTGTGGCGGTGGCCGCTAAAATTGCCGTGTTGTTTGACCTTATAGCCATAGAGCAAATACCATCTTTGTTTTCGTAAGTTGCGATGAACGGGGTTTCCATTGCTACGGCGAGAGACATATTGGCAAGCAAGATTTTCTCTCTAACTTCCTTCAATAATAAATCTACTTTTTTGTCTAATTTATTTATAGGGTCTGTGTTATCCATAAGCAATCATAGTAACAAAAAAGTATTGACTTGTCAATAGTCTTGGTTTACTTTCTGTCTTGAAATGAAACATCCATTAGAAGAAGCATACGAGAGTTGCATGAGTGCTTACGAGCAATCGCGCACAATTCGTTCTATTGGACGAAAGACTTTTGCCAACCAGCTTCGTGAAACGAGAAGGATACTGAAACTTACTGTCAGGGAACTTGGGGATAAGATCGGGGTAACAGGATCGCTCGTTAATCAAATCGAAGTAAACTCAAAGAGTATTTTAAAAAAAGAACAAGTAGATAAAGTAATTGAATTATGCACGTCTTCATTGAAGCCGAAGAGGGCGTATACGTTCTCAAAGTCAGTCCCTACGCAGCAGGAAGACCAACCGCCATGCACCAGCGAGGAAAACCCTTCCCAGCAAGCTACAGAACAGAATACGACAGTGTGGAGTTGGCCGCCATCGGACTTCAAGAGCTAACAGAATATTTTAAATGTTACGAAGAAAAACGGGTTTCAAAAAAACGGGTGGCAAATTAAAGAGTTTATCTGGATCAAGAAAAGCTAAGAATGCGGACTACGAAAAAGCCAAGGCAGAATACTTTGAAGAGAAAAACTACCAGTGTGAAATATGTAATGGGCAAGGAACAGACCTTCACCATAAGAAAGGAAGGGGCAAGTTCCTATGTGACAAGTCCTCATTCATGGTTCTTTGCCGCCCCTGTCACAACCGCTGCCACCACGAAGTAGGATGGGCAAGAGAGAATGGATATATAATTTATGACTACAAATAATACGTTTGAATCCCGCATCATCTGCGAGGGAACTGAAGTAAGCGAAAGCCCAACGAAGATTTTGTTTAGGCAGAGGTTCAACCAATGCTGGGTAAGCAAAAGCGATATTCGGATGAAAGAAACGCTTGGATTCCTTGACGGAGAGAAAATGATTCGTATTGTAGTTCCAGAAGAAATAGCGAATACTTTGGAACTTGAAGGAATGTTGGATTGATCTTTACTGGGAAGCATGGAGTCATGCAGCTAATTGCGAGCTTTGAAGCAATCTTGTTTAAATGGCAAAAAGAGCCAAGCGGCAATACATGGGGCCGTCACTAAAACCATGACCAAGAGTAACGCCTTGGCCCAGTATTAAATTTTATATGGTCGGCGGATGAGGTGGTGCGCTTTTAAACGCCCTTCCCAAGAATGCCGAGTTAACCCGGCCACCCTTTTTGTTCTCTGCCAGAGGCAGGAAACCTACAGAGGCTTGACCACTGAGCCAGCATAGCAAATCAGTGGTATTTACCAATCTCCATTATCATCTGATCCGTAGTCATCGTCTTGACTAACATCAGCCAGCTTTTCTTCTCGCGCCCAGAATCGGTTAGTTGGAACTGGTTTATCGTTTCCGATAAAAACAAGTCCATTACGCCGCGCCATTTCGTGTGCATAGATCAAGCTATCACTTAAATCGGGCGAGTATCCTGTTCTTCCTTTGAGGTCATCTTTAGTTTCGATAGCAATCTTCTTGTTCTTAATCGTGTATCTACGAAGGCAGAGTTCCCGCGCCAAATCAGAAGCAGGATCTATACCAAATAGAACGCGACTCTTGAATGCGTGATAAACTGAGTAGTAATACTCAGAAACAAGACGATCATAAACATCCTTACACGGGCGTTTATCAACCTCTGCCGCGAGTCGATCAGTAGGTTTGCCCATAGATGATATAAGGGCAATAGAAACTCCTGTAGAGTCAAAGCGTAACCACTCACGAATGATAGCCTGTCCGACTCGTCCACCATCACCGGATACGTCCATACCAAACTTCTGAGGTTGAACACCAGCGGCACGGCATAAAGCAACAACTTCAGTAGCCAGTTGGATTTCAAACTCAGCCGCAGCATTAGCCGATAGTTGGATTACCTTCTGACTTTCCAACCACATAACGCGATTACGAGTGCCGCGAACAAAACCAAGTTTGGCAATAGTAAGAACGCATCGGTCACCTCCAATTGTAAATGAAGTATCAAAGCCTGCTACTTTAGTAAATCCTTCGGAATCCCAAATAGGTTCTTCATTTGTATCAGCGTTACGAATCAGATCAGCGGTAATAATGGTTTGAGCAAATCCAGATTTTGGCCACCAACCGATAGCGTTACGAACATAATCAATAGCATTCTCGTCTCCATAACATTGTTTGAGCATGATTTCCTGCTTCTTACGATCCATAAGAAACGGGAACGGAGATGGTTCACTTGCAGGCGCAGCAAAGTTAGGCGAGCGCATACCATTGTAGAACAAACAAATGCCAGTTCCAGTTTCCCACTTATCCATATCTGGAGAAACAGAATCAAAGTTTGATTGATCTTTTGGAATTGCCCAACGAGTATGGGGATTGTCGCCAGCAGATGGGTTTCCAATACCGATAAAAGTAATATCATTGTTGGCAGATAAGTTTACTTTTGCTGTGATCGCGCCCAATTCCATTTCTGGCAACTCATCAAGTGCAAGGCGAACTCGGTCATTCTTACGACCACGGGTAGTATCAATAGCCTTCTGACCTTCGTTACCAGATTGAAACGCAAGGGCTTTAATCGCATTTCGATAATCTTTATCTTCATCGCCTGCCGCGCCACCCCAAACAATCATATGACGATAATCAATTAACTTACCAAACTGAACACGGGCGCACTTCCAAAGTTTGGAGATGATACCCCAAATACGATCTTCAGATGCACCGAGAGTAGTAGTAGCTACCCAAGATGAAGTGCAATGGGGAGCAGAACACCAATCAAGATAAACCCAAAGACCAACTGGAAAGCTTTTACCCATTGAAGCGGCTCCAGCTAAACAAATGTCAGTATTGTTACAGAGTTCTTCAAGCGTTCTAAGTAGCTGGGTGTTTGTATATCCTCTATTATAAATAGAAACCTCAGTCGGCCACTGGAGTTTTACAGCATTTATGAAGTGTTCGTATGGTGATAGTAACTTAAAATCTGAAAGATTTATATTTTGTTTGATGCAATAATCTTTTCCGTATTCTCCTCGGCTTATAGCGTAGCAGTATAACTCAATTCCAAGATCATCCATGTTTTCTGGGAATTGAATTCCGTAGCGACGAATACCTTTGTTTGAAGAAAAAACTCTTGACATATCAATAAGAAAATATATTTTCCGTGCAAAGGCAAGATGAAACTGAAAAACAAAAATCTCGCACCTGTCGGAGGATGGTATTGGCGATATGAGATCAAACGTAATGACGTTGTGTATCCAGCGATAGTTTACGGAAGCACATGGAATAGTCTCATGCAGAATATCCAAAAGGATTATCGCTCAAACGGGGTTGATCTTCCAAGTAACATTGAACAAATGGTCGAAGATCAAACTTGCCAACGCCAACCAAGTGATCGGTGTTGGTATAACGATGGTCTTGGAGATCGGATAGCACAAGCTATTCACACAGTAGCTGCGGTTACTGATAAGGTTCTTGGAACTAAACTTGAGCATAAAGCTCGCGGATGTAGTTCATGTAACAAACGAAGAAATGCCTTGAATTCATTATCGTAAACGATAAATATAAAATCCTATGCTCTCAATCGGTAATGACTCA